CTCATAGCTCGGATTGCGAGAAATCTGAATCCAGTCCGTCTGCGACTTTGCCGCATTCGCACGAGCGTAAAACGTTCGGAAGGCCCCGCCTGACTCCCATTCAGAACCAGCATCAGCCCAGATGGAAACCACATAATCCGGCGAAAGCCCCGTCCAAAGCGGCGTGAAAACCGCATCCGGCGTCGCTGCCACATGGGTTGCCAAATCCAGCCCGGAAGACATCCCGCACGGCATAAAAATCACCCCTCCACCCGTCGAATTGTAAATGCCAGTAAGCGGTGCAAGCTCCACGATCCCAGTGGTCACATTCGTCACTCGCAGTCGGTAAAACGGAAAATTCGAACTCGGCAAATTATAAGTTGCCCAAACTCCGATGATAGAAGCGTTAGCCGTATTGATGTTCGCCAACGTAGTCCAAGCACCCGCGCCGTTGGCCTGATACTGCAAATCAAATGACCCTTTCCCAGGCCCCGCGATATAACCGATGCACGCCCGATCTCCCCGCACATTGCCCGTCGCAGCCCCCCCGCTCGTAAATTCCGCCGAAGACCCAATCGCAAACGTCGTTCCTCTTCCGTTTATCCAGATATCCGGGCGGCCACTGTTTGGCAGACTGTGGTTCGTCACAGTTCCCGAAGTGTTAAAAGTCTGAAGCCCGATCAACCCTGCGGACGCCATAAATGGCCCCAGCCCAAAATTACCACCCGTTTCCGAAAGTGAATCTCCAATCAAAATCCCCCTGAGCGGCACCGAAGTTGACGAATTCCAAGCTGAAATTCTCGCCATGCTCCAAGGCTGCGCGTTGACCGCGTCCGCAGTTGCCTGCACATCCGTGCCAGCCTTCCCATCCAGCGCCCCCTGAAGCCCGCTCGTCTGCGCAATCGTCAGCGCCCCTGCGTCCAGAAAATCCCCATTCTTAAATGCCGCCACGTTCACGAATTCCGCAATCGTGATCTTCTTCGACCCCGCCGTCCCCGCCGAAATATCCACGATGGGAAGCAAGTCACTCGTGGCCACATCAGCCCCCGTGATCGCCGTCCGCTCGCTCACTTTTTGCCCCAAAACAGGCACCGCCAAAACCACCAAAAGCCCTAACAATTTCATCATTTTCATAAATTTTCTGTGTTGTTGTTCACCCTTCTTCAAGCTCGAAACCACCATCTTCACGAAGCTCTGGAACCCCATCCTCACCCAGCACCGCAGTCACCGGCACATCCGGCGGATCTACCTCGCTCAGCTCGATCACGATCCGGTTCAGCGACACCACCACAGACGTGCATGGGTCGATCACCAGCGTCAGCGATTCCGCCGTCTGCTTCCAGTTCGCCTCGTAGTATTTCGGACAGCCCATCGCCTTAGATACTTTCTAAAATTTCAAGTTCCCCCGTCAGCCAGGTGTGCCGGACTCCCTCAGCGTCCGTCACTCGGATCCGCCACTGCCATTTCCCGAAAGTCAGCCCCGGAATGTCCTGCTGGAGCACCTTGAATGACCACTCCGCCTCGTTCAAGATGTCGATCTCCTCAGCCACATCCGAGGAGAGCTGCACTACCTCCCCGGCGTTCACTCCCTCCTTGCGAAACCGCATCGTCACCAGCCTCATCACACCATCAGGCGCACTCGCTCCCTTCCGCAAGCTGATGGACGGAATCTCCTCGAAAGTGTCACCTTGTGTCATGGGGTCGAGTTTAAGTGTTGTCGGTTTCATACGTTCACGATTTTCCCGCTCAGCGGGCTTGAAAATTGATTGATCAGATTGCTGGGATTCGACGCCGCCCGCCCCATGTTCAGAGACGCCCCGCCCGTGATCAGATCCACGTCCAGGCCCGAGGTCATCGCCCCCATCGTGGACCATTTTGGAAGTCCACCACGGATGTTGATCCGGTGCCCAGGCATCGGCAGCGGTGCCCCTGGATAGAGCGGCATCGACCCCTGCACCGGCACATAGTTTTGCGCGGCGAAAAGGTTGCTCGCCAGCCCCGGCACCGGCGTCACCAGCGCCTGATCCTCAGGATGCACGAACACCGTCAGAGTCGGGTAATGAGTCCCCACAGTCGGGATGATGAAATCCACGAAAACCGCGAAATGATACACCCCACTGATCACCGTTGCGGATGCCCGCCCGGTCGAGATCAGGTAACTCCCCACCGCTCCATATCCGCTGGAGTTATACTGCCCAAAAACAATCCCGCTCACCCGTGTTTCCTTCTCGATGATCGCGAACTCAGTCACCATGAAATCCAGCACTTGTCCCTCCACGATTTGATACCGATCCAAGCCCGTGATCCCTCGCGGCGAAGAAGGAAATGCGCCGCCATCCCCGAATAAGCTCCATGGCACCGCCCCAAGATCAGCTTCCGCACTGACGATCACCGGATCAAAGAGCTGAGCCAGCCCCCACACCTGCGAAAAATAAAGATTTTCCACCGTCCGCAGTGTCCCGATGCGTGGAGTATAAGCCCGGAAGTCACTGCGGCCCGGCCCGGAAAGCGCCAGGATCTGCCGCCCCAGCGGTGACACCGCCGTCGTATCCCCTGCGCTTTCAGACCCATAAATCAAAAGCCCTTGCGAATCTACCCGCATCGTCTGCACCGTCACGTTAGCAGGCACCAGTTGCCGCTGCTCCTGCACCCGAGGAATCCCCGCCCGGTTATCGTCCGCGGTCAGATCGTAGGTCACCACCGGAGCCGATGACCGCCGGATCACATCCAGCGTCGGCACCGTCGTATCATACCGGAATCGAGTCGCAGCGTCCGGCACGAATTGCAGCATCGTCGTCAGCACACTGTCCCCCGTCCCATTCTGAAATTGCATCTGCGGAACCTGAAAAGTCTGGTCGATGGAACCCATCTGAATCGGCAATCCCATCGCCCCCAAACGACTCACCAGCGCCCGGATGGAAACCGCCAAATCCTGCGACGGAAAAGTAAACGCCGGCCTCTCCTGCGAGGTCCCCGCGCCGTCCGTCAAGATGCTCGTCAGCTGCACCTGCTCCAGCCACCACCACGGCCCGGAGATCGTCGCCGTCGTCACCGTTTTCGCCCCGTCCCACTCCTCGGAAAGTCCCGTGCAAACCCCCTTGAAAACTCTCGATCCATCCCCGTCCCACAGCGTGATTTCCTGCAAATATTCCGGCGCTTCATCGCCCTCGCAAACCAGTTGCAAGAAATCTGCCGCCATGCTGGCAAACGTCAATTTCGCCCCCGTCACCCCAAGCGCTCCCAGCTCCTGGCGCGTCAGTCCCCATGCCTTCCCGGCCTCGCCGGAAATCGCATACGGTGCGCGGAAAATGAACAACGTCGGACTCATCGCTGAAGGTTTTCCACTTGCTTCCGCAGCTGCTCAATCTGCTGCTTGTTAGACTGATTCTGAGACGCCACCTGAGTGATGATTTGCAAGATCTCCTGAGTGTTCGTTCCCGCCGTCGCTAGCCCCGCTTGGATCTGCCCGATGAGTTGCACCGACGCCCTCGCCAGCTGGTCACTTTCCGCCGCCGTGATCTGCCCGTCTGCCACGATTGCCTCAATCGCCGCCTTCGCCTGCACCGCCGTCGCATTGGTCGTTTCGATCTTGGAAAGCGCCTCGCTCAACGTCGTCGCCTGCTGCTCCTGACTGGTGATCAATCCCTCCGATCTCGCCACCAAATTATCTTTTGCCAGCGTCTGCTCGATGCGTCCGATATTGATCCCCACCGCCGACGTGATGTCCGTCAATTTCGTCTGAGCCGCCACAAAAGCATTCTCCGCTTTTTGCACGATTCCACCGTCTTTCGTCAGCGTCAAAATCGCCGCGTCCAGCGCATCCGCCCGCGCTTCCAAAGCCGCGATGTTTGCCTTCAGCGCAGGGTCCGCAACCTGCCTCGCAGCTTCATTCGCCTGCCGAACATCTCCCACTTGAGCAGGGGCGAAACCAATCCCGCCACCAGGTGCAAAAAGATTCGGCCCGCCGAAAGCATTCGCTCCCCGTGCCTGTTTTGTCAGCGCGTCCCGCTCCGTTCTTGCCGCTGCAAGTTCCCCTCGAATTGCAACGAGATTTGCCTGCTCAGTATCAGCCAGCGCTTTTAATTGCCCAAGTCTATCAGCGGCATCACCCACGGCGCGTTTGGCATCTTCTGCCCGTTGTGTCTCCGTCTGAATTTGCTGATCGGCAGTCAGTTTTCTTTTCTCTTCTGCCCGTTTCTGAGCCGCCTCAAGTTCCGCATAAGCATCCACTTGTTGCCCTAACAAAATCGCAATATTTCTCTGAGCGGTCGCCACTTTGTCGGCATCTGCCAAACTTGCGGTTGCAAAATTCGCAGATGCTTCTTTTGCATTAACAAAGTCTCCCCTCATGACATCCACGGCATCCGCCGCATCGTCTATTTTGGTCTTAAGTGTATCAAACCGTTCCGTCTCCAGAGTTCCCGCATTCGTCGCGATCTCCCCGATCTTCTCGGTCATTTCCTTCGCCTTCGTCGCCGTCGAGGTGAACAACCCCTCAAGCTGTGCCAAGCCCACCGCCGCAATCGAGATCGCACCCGCCAAGCCTGCCGTTCCACCCAGCGAAAGCACCAGCCCCGGAATGTTGTTCAACACCCCCCGGATTCCATACTGAGCATCCTCAAGACCCTGCGAAAATAGCAGCAACGCCGTCGAGTTATCCCGGCTTGACTTCGCCATCTTCGTCGCCCCCGCCGTGTAAGTCTCGCTCGTCCCCTTCGTCTTCGCGATCTCATTATTCAGATCGTAAAACGCAAACTCAGAAACCTTGGCCTTGTCCTGGACATTCTCAAACGCCCGCACCGTCTCACGCTGCGAAGTCGCAGCCAGATCACTCATCGCCGCATCCACCTGGTGGATTGCCTTCGCAGACTCCTGGGTCCCAGTCGTCTTGACGCCGATGATGATGTCCTTGTCAGCCATGGTTACGCAATTCTAACCGCCCGCATGATCGACCCCGCTGCCACCGTCACCAGTGACCCGCCGATTTCAGATTTTAACCCAATCGCCAGCGGCGATGCCGGTGCCGTCCCCGTCGTCCGCACCATCCCCCGGATGATGATCGGGAAAAAAGTATCTGCCACCGGAGCCGTCAGATTCAGCATGTAAACCCCGAACGCGCTGCAATAAAGCCGCGCCGTGTTGTTCGTCACCAGCGTGTTGGTCGTCGGCGAGATCATCTCATAAGCCACCCACGTCGTCTGCCCGCTCGGCCCGGTCAGTTGCACCTGCACCCCCGTCGTCGTCACCGCCGCCTTCACCATCAGCATGATCTCGAACTCATAGGTAGCCGAGGCCTCCAGATCCAAGCTGAAGCTCCCGATGGCCGCGTCCGTCGTCGTGCTGTTAGTCGCATCCGTCCCGAGCACGGAATACAAATCCCGCATCACAAACCCCCGCGAATCCCACACCCCGATGCCGTCCGCGTAGAGCCAAAGCGGCGTCTCCGTCCCGTTGCCCAGCGCCACCGGAAACCCGCTTGCAAGAGTCCCTCCCCCGCTTTGCAGATACCACGAAAACGCATTGTCCGGTGCCCCGATTGATTTGCCTGAGAGTGAAGTTGCCATAATAGTTAATCGTTAAAATTTAAGCCGCCGAGTGCAGCGCGCCGAGCGCCGAGTGAGTCTCCAGAATCCAGTCCATCCGCACCCCCGCCGCATGAGTCAGGCCCGAGACCGGCACCGGCTTCCCCACTTCCAGCTTGTAGCCGGTCATCGTGCGGAATCCATTCCCCACCCGTGCCCGCGATGACACCCCGAGGATCACCGCCTCCATGAAGTCCCACACCTCGCCCCCCGAGATCGAAACGCGCACCTTCCCCGCCTGCCTCATCGGCAGCGAGGCCGGGTATCGCATCGCATAAGCCGCCGCCGCCGCATGGCTCGCGTGATTCACCAGCCGTTGGAATTCCAGTGGACGCCGAGATCCCCCCAGCGGACTTGCGTTGCCATAATCCTGCCCCGCCGGCCGCCACACCGCCGCCGTCTGCTCAAAGCCGAACTCAAGCGTCGCCTCAGTCCGGTCGCCATAATCCAGCAACCGCACCGACCCGCAAGAAGCCTTGATGAAATCCACCTGATAGAGAGTCGCAATCATGCCGTGATCACCGGAGGTGTGTTAGGGGTTAATGTCGGCGCACCGGAAAACACCGAAGGCGGCGCCACCACTTCACCCAGTCCTGCGACCAAGGGTGTCCCGCTGCCGAATCCTGGCACCACAGCCCAGCCCGTGGTCGTAGGCCGTAGCCCTTGCACCGACCAGGTTCCCGTCTGAGTGGCTCCCGAAAAATAACGCATCACCCATAGCCAGATCGCATCCGTCGCCGCCTGCCAAGTGGCACCCAGCCCACCCACAAATCCCACACCCGGCGAGGAGTCAGGAAAAACAATCCGCCCGCTCGGGATCGAAACCGCATCTCTCAATGTCAGCCCACCGTCACCGGCCAGCACCCATCGAGCCGTCCCCGCGTCATCATACAGCCAGTAAAGCGCAGACGATGCGAAATCCGCCGTCGCCACCAAAACTCGCGATGCCGTCGATTGCAACCCGGTCGCCACATAGCCGCCCTTCGGTGCCAGCGCGTTCAGCGTCGTGGTCGCAGGCGTCACAAGATACCCCTGATAGACATCCTTCCAAGCACCCGCCCCCGGAGCCGCTGCATTCCCGTTGGAGCTCCACTGCGAGCCGCCTGGAAAATTCAGCGACCAAGGTGTCACCACCCGTGTCAAAGTTCCCGTCGCATCCGGGGAAAGCGTTCCCGTCACGGTAAGCTCATCCGCGGATCCACCCCCCACACCCGGCACCACATGCACCGCCCCAGGGCTTCCCGGACTGGCACTCGGCACCGTGTGCAATGTCCCAGGCACGCCCGGGCTTGCACTCGGCACCGTGTAGATCGTTGGAGGGTCCGCTGGCATCGTTTAGGCAGTGATGATGGGAGGTGTCCCCGCGCTAACCGCCGCCACCGTCGGCACTCCCGTGCCAAGGCTCACGGACCACGGAATCAGACCGTCAGGAGTCTGCGCCACGCTCGTCCTCGTCGCCGAGAAAACCCCGCTCCGCGCAATCCGCCAATCAGCCCCGGAAACATACTCCACGATGGTGTTGGTGCCGCTCGCGACCAGAGTCCCATTCGTGGACCAAGCCGCCCGTCCCCCCGTCCGTCCGCAGTAAACCACCGGACCATTGATCCCCGCAGTCGAGACCCCTGCGATCACCAGCACACCCTTGCCAGTCGGCGCAGGTTCGAAGACAGCCGCCGGGGCAGACGGAGGAATCCCCGCCGATGGCGGGACAAACACAGTCGGTGGATCACTTGGCATCGGACGAGGATGTTAGGGGTTCGTGAGGTTGGATTAAGCGACCGCAAGAGTCGTGTTCGAGGCCGAGTCGCGAAGCTCCACCGTGTAGGTCAGCTTTTTCGTCGTCGGTCCCACCGTGCCCGGATCGGACAAGCGCAGGCGTGACCAGAACTGGGTCCGCTGCACCACGGCCCCGGACTTGTTCTGAAGTTCGAGGAAGGTCACCCCTTCCACGTAGTCATCATTTCGGACGAACGGGCTTTGTGCCACACCCACCACCGGCTCGGTCAGAAGCAGCAGTTCAAGCATCTTGAAAATGCTCGATGTCTTCGCCGTGGTCCCCGTGTAGGTCACCTTCTTGAGAGTGTTTTCCTCATCGTCCGTGTATCCACCCGAAGCCTTCGGAATCGGGAAAACCTCCGTGTCGAAGGTCCGCTCAAGCACGAGCGTCTCGGTGTCCTGGAGCTGGTAAGCCGTCCAGTTCGTGGCGGGTGATGCATCCGGCCAAGCCGTTGCGGTCACGGTAACGGAATCCACCACCTCACCGGCGGGGATAAAATACACACGAGCGTTCAGCAGCTCGCGGCGGATCATTGTTGGTGCGCTCATAATGTTAGTTTCTTATCGTTTTGTTAGGAGAGACGGCTCAAGACCTCCACATCGAGGTCATAAATCAGATAGTTGTTGTCAGGCCTGGCGAGTCCGCTCTTGACCGTGATTTCGGAAATCCCCAACGCCTCGGCAGTCTCCCAGGAATGCAGCACCGTTGCCGCGTCTTCCATCAGACTGTCCGCCGGTTTGTTCAAAGAGCTGAGAATCGGTGCCGCGTAGATCGTCACCTGATAGTTGCGGACCACATCCGGGTTGTTCGCGCCACTGTTGTCGGGATTCGTGAAGCCCTGGTAAAACACGCTGACAAACGCCCCGCTCCCCTTCGCCCGCCCCTTCGCCAGCCCTAGGTTTTTCTCGATCTCCGTGTCGATGTCCAGCTGCTGGTCCACGACCACAGCCACCCCACGGAACCCGCCACTGTTAGCGAGCCGCTCCACGATTGCCTTGGCGATAGTGATTCCGATGCTCATGTCAATCAGGCCAAGGAAGCCCCCCCGTTTTGGTTAATCGCCAGGCTCAGCTCCCGGCTGATCTCCAGCAAAAAGGATTTCGTCGTCGTCTCCGCTTGCAGCTCCGTCGTCATCGGCGCACGCGCTGCGATGTTCAGGTTCCGAGAATGCGGCCTCACATAAGAATAATTCCCCCGGCTCTTGACCAGGATCGCCACCTTCCGCTCGTTGATCTGCCCACGGGTCAGTTTTGCATCCTTGTTGCCTCTGGCAACCGTGGCCCGATTGTGCCCTCTCACCTGCACCTTGCCCTTGAAGCCAAACTCATGCAGCGCAAAGTATTTCACCTCCGAGCCGAAGCCCATCGTCACCTCCCGCGATGACAAGTTGATTTGCGGTTTGGTCGCCCTCAGTGTCCGCCGCAATCTTTTGGTGACCTCACCCAGGCGATGCTCAGCAACCGGAAACGGACCTTGGCCGGTAAAGCGGTTTTTCACCGCCCGCCCAAGCACCGTCTGCCCCGCGTTGAGCATCCCCCGCGCCACCGCCGCGAGACCCACCTGCGGCAGATCCCCAAGCTTCGCGAACAAAGCCTTGGACCGTGCCGATTGGTCAATGGAAATTGAAATCTTCATATCAGTTAGACTCCCGAAAATCGGCGATAAGGCCGCAGCCCCTCCACCGTGGCAGCGGTCAAGCCCTCTGCCGTCACCTGTTTTTTCTGCTCCTTGCGCAGCGCAATCGACCCGAAAAGCTCCCGCGCCTCGGCCTGTGCCTGCACCTCCGCCACCCACAATTCCAGCACGTCCGCAGGCAGCGCCGTCGAGCCGCTCGGTTGCGTCGTCCCATCCATCGGGTCCAGCCAGTAGCCGCCCGTGTAGGTCACAATCAGCCGCTCGTTTTCAGTCCCCGGAGGAGTCGCAAAACTTAACACTCCAGAAGACAAACTCGGCGAATAATCCCCCTCATAATCCGTCACCGCACCCGTGAAAGCCCGCGTGTCCAAGCTCGTCACCACCTCCACTGGAAACCGCCGCAGCGACACACTCAGCACCCGTGCCGAGAACTCATCCACCGCCCCCACCAACCTGTCAAAATCCCGATTGCAAAACCGTTGAAACTGCATTGCAACCGCCAGCCCCAACCGAGTCGCCTCCGCATCCCATGTATCCTCCTCGACCCCGGCACTCGGAAGAATGCGGCTCTTGAGGTAAGTCAACGATGAGAATCCGGCGGCTAGCATAAGTCAGGCTTCAGTTGGAGTGGTTGCGAGTTCTACGAGTTCACCCAGAGCCGCAGCGCGTTCCGCAGTGGTTTCGAAGGTGTCGCCCTTTGCATAGTGGAGATTGTCCTCGCACACGGGTTGCCCTGTGACTCGCACAGTGACCAGATCGGAGGTTTCGCCAGCACCAGATGTTTGTTTTTTTGCCATAATGTTAGAAGATAGACCGGGGAGATCGCTCCCCCCGGTCAGGTTGGAACTTAGGACGCAGGCAGCGTCATGACAGCCAAGGCCGAGGCACGGCAACCCACCGCATCAAAGCGGGAGTGACCACGGAACGAACGCTCAAGAGTCGTCCAGCGAGCCTGGTCAGAGGACTCGAAGGTGAACATCTTCCGCATCCCCACCGCATAAGCGCGAGGATCGCCGAACACCGCCACCTTGGCCGAGGCCGCGTTGGTCGATGGAGCGGCACCCACCGGAGTGACCGGGAACCCGAACAGGTTCAAGATCCCGCCCGCAGACGGGGCCTCAAGCGCAGTCTGGAACACCGGACGACCGTTGGAATCACTCACGCCGATGGCGGCAGCGATCAAAGTCGGGTGCATCCACCAGCGTGCCTGGCGGTTGAGCACCACGGCGTCCACCGTGGTGAGGCAGCGCAGCCAGTCCTCATACTTCGTGGCGGCGATGGTCGTGCGAGTCGCAGCGGCAGTCGCTGCGGTGCCGAAGTTGAACAAGCCGGTCACACCGCCGTTGGTGGCATCGGCAGTGCCGTTACCAGCGAAGGCCGCGAAGTCAGCGCGGAAGTTGACCGCTCCGATGAAATCATCGAGCACGTCGGCAACCACGTCGAACTCCCCATCCTCCAGAAGTTGCAGCGAGACGTTGAGCAAGACAGCGATGACCTCGACGTCAAGCGTGACCGTGGTCCCGGCCTTGGTCGTGTCATCACTCACGGCACCGCCTTCGGTGAGGATGAAGTTTGCCACTGGGCGAGCGGTCTTGATCGGCAGCTTGGTGTTCTTGGTGCCAACCGGACGAACGCCCAAGGTTGACCAGGCACCGAAGCGAAGCAGCGATTCGTAGATGTCCACGGCGAGCTGATCATTGATCATCGTGGAACCCGGCGAGCTATCCTCACCCAAGGCCTTGTTGGCGATGTCATGCAGACCCACGCTGCGAGCGATCATGCCGAAGACTTGCTTGGCGCTTTCCTTGTCGCGGATCGTCCGTTGACCAAGGCTCAGGGTGTTGCCACCGTGTGCCATGCGGGACTCCATGCTGAGTTGAAGCTGAAGCTTTTTGACCAGCAGGTCGATTTGCTTGAACTCGTTGTCGAATCCGTGGAAATCGTTTTTCACCTTCGTGAGTTCCTCCATCGTCTTCTTGGTGGAAGCATCGAGGTTGTCATAGTTTTTCAGAAGCGTCTCCTGATCGGTGCGCATGGCCTTCTGATTCCCCAGAACCTGCGCTTGGAAATCCTTCTCAGCCAAAGCAGTTCCACCGGCTCCCATCTCTCCGTTAAATTCCGCGAAAAGCGGTTGAAATTTGTTTTTCATAATGTGATTTGTAATGTGTGATTTCTCGTTAGATTTTAGACAGACTCTCCAAGAACACCTTCCGCTCTTCCGCCTGACGCTCCGCCTTCTCACCGCCGCCAGGCTTGCCGGGTGATTGACTTGGGAATTGCTGTTTTGCTTTCTCAGAGAATTGAATCCGGCTCATCTCGCGGGCGATGAGTGTCCGGGTAACGTCATCCGTTTCGGGACGTTCCATGGCCTTGCCAGCCACGGTTAGAAAATGCATGTCGGAATCGGTAAAGCCCACCGCTGCCAAGTCCGCATCGCGGATGCAGCCGGAAGAGTAGCTCTTCGCCAATGCCTCGGGATTCGCCCCGATGATGCAGGCGCTCAGCTCGATCTGGATCTGCTTGAGGTAGATGTAGGAAATCTCCGCACCCTCGCCCACACTCCGCCCAATCTCGCTCAGTGCCTGGCTCCATCCCTCGCCGCCATTGCGGACATACTTCACCGGGATAAACCCAACGGAAACCGCTTTCAAAAATCCGCCAAGGGTCATCTTCCACCCGAGCTGCGCCATCGAAGACTCTTTGACATCCTTCGCCCATTGCACCCGCTCGATCAGGTTGCGACCTTCCACCCGTGCCGACACCACGCTGCCAAGCAGCTTGTCAATGCTCCAGTAGTTGTGGGAATCCACAAACGGCGCGTTTTTCGCAAACCGGGAAAAGTCCCAACCGCTCACCGCCACCACTTCGTTGTAGCTGTCAATCGCTTCGTTAGACGCCACGTAGTCCACAAGCCCATCGGCCTCGTTGACGATTTTGACTTCCACGGCCATGCCGCGTCGGATGCTGGATTCTGGTTTCATAAATTGTTGATTATTTCAAATTGGATTTTGAATGATGAGTTCAAGGTATCGCCCTCGTTTTTCTTTTTGAATTGCAATGCCAAGCGAACGGTCCACTGCTGTGATCCGACAACCGGCAAACACCTTGCGCATGTCTGCCGAGTCCGAGCAGGTGAGCACCCAGCGGCCTTTCAGATTGGCCAGCACATCGCAAAGGATTTGAAAATCCGCTAGGGTCCAGCTCTTGTAAGCTTTTTGCTTCCCGCCTACATACGGAGGATCGATGAAGAAAAAAGTCTTTGGGGAATCGTAAAGTTCCAAGCAGCGCTGCCAGTCGAGATTTTCCACCGATACGCGGTCGAAACGCGCAGAAAAATCCCGTATTCTGCCCTCCAGACTTTCCCTCGATGAACATGCCCCGCCGCCGGACGATTTTTGAACGCCAAAACTCATTCCATCTCCGCCAAAAGAGATCAACCGCTGATGCAGAAACTCTGCCGCACGCTGTATTTCTGTTAGAGGGGGGGGAGGCTTTTTGCCGTTTCATCTCGGCACGGCTGTTGACCATGAAGGCAAGCTCGCGGATCAGTTCCTCGTGATGGTGCTTGGCCTGGCGGAATGCGTTGACAAGGTCGCTGAATGCATCGTTGTAAATCTCCGCCTGGCCGGGATGCCTTGGTTTGGCGAGCAAGAGGGCTGCACCGCCGCCAAAAACTTCACAATAGCATTCCGCATCCGACGGAACAAGCGGCAGCAAATACTTGAGGAGGGAGGACTTGCCCCCCTGCCATGTAAGAATTGGAACAGTTCTTTTCATGTTAGTAAGGAATTTCCTCCCCTTCGTTGCCCTCGATGTCCGAGCCATCCGGCCCGCTCACCGCGATCATCACGCAGTTGCAGTTGATCACCTCCTTCGCCGGAGCGTCAGGATCTCCCGGGTGATCCATTTCGAATCCCCCCACATTGAATTTCTCATCGGCCGGCACGATCTGCTCGTTCGCCGCTTGATGGCTGAGCCGCACATTGCCGATCCCCGAGGTCAGCCACTGCTTCCACCTCACACCCGCATCGCGGAATGCCATCGCCCGCGCAGTCTCATAGGCAAAAGTAGTCTCCGTCTTCGCGATCACCAATCCGCGGGCTTTGTCGATCCCCTGGAACTTCCGCCGCACCCGGTCAGCCAGCTCGGCCATCGTCTCACCCTTTTGCAGTCCCTGGTCCAAGTCCGCGACCACCGCGTCCCAAACCTGCTGCCCTGCACCGGCCAGTCGATTCTCGCGCTTCGTGAGCGCCTCCAGCACCTCCGCTGCCGGTTGCACCAATGGCTCATCCTTGCCCAGCTCATCCGTCCACACCTCGAAGCCCGCCGTCTCCAGCGCATTGCGCGAAACCTCAAGCAACCCCTGAGTCCATTTGGGCAACCAAGCATCCAAGTCGAACACCAACCGCAGCGCCTCCAGCAAATTCTTCTTCTCCACTCCCGACTTCTCCGCCGTCTCCATCGCCGCGATGTTCCGCAGCGTCTCCGCCCGCGCATCCATCAGGAACCGCGAAACCTTCGTCTGAAATTTCTTCTCCCAAGGCTTCCGGTAAGCATACAGCTTCTCCCACTTAGGATTCACCTTGAAATCCGCCTTCTCCTTCAAGTGTGCATCACACCCGCAACCCCGTTGCGCCCGAGCTGCAAAAATCCTCTCCAGATCATCCTCCGCCGCCACCGGCTCGGACAAAGGCGCCGGGTTTGCATTCCCATCAGCCTCAATCTCCGTCAGATTAAACGGAATCCGCCCCACCGCATCCCCCGCAAACCTTGGCATTTTCAGCCGGAAATAATCACTTGCCTGCAACCACGGCATCCCCAGCGCCACCGCCTTCGTCGCAGTCTCAAACCGCTCAGCCCGCACCGCCTGCATCGTGGAATGACTGTCCCACTCGAAATCCACGAACACCGTCTCACGAGTCCCCAAGAACCGTGCCGACACAACCTCCATCCCATCCGCGATCTTCGAAGCCAGCGGCATACAGGTGTCCTCGATCAACCGGAACCGATCCGATGCCGACCCGATACTATAACTCGCCTGCGGATCCGCGTAAGACGGCGGCACACCGAACGCGATGTAAACCTCTTTCCGGTTCTCTAACCGCTGAGTCACAAACTCGGAATCCACCGATGAAACCCCGGCCTCCTTCACATCCACATCCCCAGGCAAAAACGCCGCCCGGAAATCCCCACTCCGTCCAAGCTCCCGCTTCTGCCTCAGCTGCGCCGTGATCTGCTCGATCTGCGGGTCAGTGAATTGTCCCGACCGCCCGATCACATACGGCCCCCGGTCTCCGTTGTTGCTCGCCAGATTCTTCGCAAACACCCCAGCCGAATAATCACTCTCAGCCGCGATCATCGCACTCTCCCATTCCGAGAGTCCTAACACCTCATGATAAGGATTCCAAAACTTATGATGAATGACCTGCTCCGGGATCAGCTGGTTTTGCTTCCCCCCCGCATCCGTCCAGATCCATCCGACCAACTCCCGCCCGCTCATCACCGCGTTCATCGAGTCGTGCCGCGCCAAAATCAGCGGCGACTTCCGCCCCCGGGGTTTCAGCCAGGTATCATCCAAAATCCAAAAACACTGCCCCTTGAGTTTCAGCAAAACCACCGTCGCCTCGATCAGCTCCTGCCGGTTCATCATCCCCGCCGCCGTCCGCGCAGGCTTTTCCCAAAACCGAGTCAGCTCCGGGTTGTCGATCACCACATCACCCCCACGTCGATCCTGAGTGATCACCAGCGGCCTCATCGAAATCGGCCCTGCCACATGACCAATCGCACTCCGCACCCAAGCAGACTTGCCATAGGGCCGCGTCAGTGCCGCATTCCCAGCAGCCCCGCCGCCGTCCAGCAGATCCCCAAACATCGCCGACTGCCAACCCATGGATTTCGCAATCGCTCCACCCACCACTGGCACCCTCGAAATCAGCCCTCTCAAATTCATTTCGCCCCCCTTTCGGTTTGCTCACCCACCGCCCGGACGCAACCCCGTTGCAAATCGCCGGAACCCCGTTGCAAAATGGCGATAGACTTGCCCGCCCCCAATGATGCCACATTTCGGCACCCCCCCCTAGAATCGGCTCCTAGCGGCGGTTTTTGCATACGGTGAGTTGGTGGCTTGGAAATCATGTTAGCAGAGGATGAGACGGATCTCAGTTTGGATGCCGCTGGCCGCACGGTGAGCCAATGCAAGAGCGGTCGAGCGGTCAGCGTGACCATCTTCAGTATGAGGTGCCCGGTAAGTCACCGTGCCTGCACTGGTCGTCACTCGATTGATCGAATGCAGGTCCTCACGAATCACTCGGCTGATAGGAACCAGAAACCTGCGATTTTCAAATCCCATGCGTAGCTTCGAAAACAGATCAACCTTTACGGGGTTAGAAAATGTCACCAGTTCGACTTTGCCATACAAGTGACGAGCCGGGTCCCACTCTCCAAACTCTTCAACCAGGTAATCACCCATGCCCACGCCCGGGCCGGTGTAGTCCACTGAGATCCGCTGAGCCCTTTTGATCCGAGGCCGTAACAGTTCCACCTGGCGAGGAGTGCTCATCTTGGCCATCTCCAAAACCTCAAGAGTTTGTTCGATGTCTCCAAGTTTCGCATTTGACCAGGCTACCGAAAGGTCACGCTTACGGGCAAAGTCCAGACCCATGAAAATAGGCAGGTGATACCCGGATTCCCAAAACTCAGCCGAAAGGCTTGTGGTTGCCGCCATGCTTTCACAAGAGGCGATCAGATCGTAGGGCAACAACACCGACGATGAATCCATTGGCTCGCACTCATACTCCTGTGCCCAGGCATCAGGATCATCCAAAGCACGGCGTAGCTTTTCCGCATCGAGCGGCATCCCATCCGCGATGGCATCATGAATCGTAACCTTGTGGGCGCTGTATCCATTCTCAGCCGCTTTTTCCCACAGTGAGAAAAACTTGTTGTTCCGACCGTTGAACGTAGAGACCACCCGCAGCTTCATCTCGCGCCGGATGTCCGTGCTCTCTCCTTTGATCAATGCCCGGAAGCGATCAAGGAATGTGCCCGCGAGCGCGTTGGTGGTAGCCGGGAACATAGCCGCCCAGATCGCATCAGGATCTTCGTGATAGGCGAACTCATCCAGAATCGTGTTGGCGCTGTATCCACGCGCCGTGGATGGATTGGCTGGAATCGCAATGATCTTTGACCCGTTCGCAAAAGCAATCTCCGTGCTCCGTAGCAATCCCTCGGCGATGCCGCCACGATCCTCGGCAATGTCTTCGATCACCATGCGGTAAGCTGCCTGCCACTCCTTTGCCTTGGACAGCCACTCGACCGATTGCCGCTCTCCGGCGCTCATGCAAACCCACTTGGTGCCGGGGTCGATCAGGCAATCATGCACAGCCTCGCCACTGGTGTTGGTGGACTTGCCCCACTGCCGCGTTGTCACAGCAATCTTATATTGCGCATGATCATCCACAAAAGCCCGCTGCTTCGGATAAAGCAGGTCCTTGGGTGAGATGTTCGCAGGAATGGTTGAGTCAGCCGTCATTTCAGAATTTCCCGAATTCGTTTGTTTTGCTCCTCCTTCGAAATCGAAGATTCGAGAACTCCCTTGGCTTCGTCTAACAAAGCCGCCTTCCGCTCCAACATCGCCACCCTCCGCGCATCGTGCTCCAGGCTCTTGTCCGTCTGCTTCAGCCGCTTGTCGTTTTGCTCCAGCTTCGTCCGCCCTTGGCCGATCTTCATCATCGCCGAAAACAACTTGGCATCCTTCATCTGGATTCCACGCGTCGCCATCATCACCACTCCGGCCCGCTCGATGGCCTCCGGTGTCATGGAGCGATCCTTTCGCATCTCCTCCTTGATCTGATAGACGACATTCCGCGAGTTCTGAAAGTCCCGCCGCACCGCAAGCCACTTGTAAAAATCCGAGACAGTAGAGACCGATTTGATAGTAATGCCGTGCTCGTCTTGCAACCACACCATCACCTCCACGAGCTTCAGCTTCTGCCCATCCTTCTCGGGATGACGCAGCCGCCACATCACATCCGCAAATTCCTGATCCGCTTCCGCTTTGTTTTGAAGGATCGCATCCGGCCTCGATGTTCTCGGAATATCCATTCACTTGATTCGATGATGGTTAATGCCCGCCTTGGTGATGACCCAGCCATCGAGATCAAGTTCGTCGATGCGCTCTTTCCGCACAAAAGCCTCACTGTGGTTCCACTCGATGGCATCACGCAGCTGGGTCAGATCAACACCGCCGCCCACAAGCTCATTGATCGCCTCAAGCATCGGGCCTTCAGACAACACCTCGCCATCTTGCATCAGCAGGACCTCGCGAACCTTTTGTCTCACTCGACCGTTAGAAATTCGTTGTTTGCTCATCCGTTGTGATTGTGAGTGGGTTGGACCTTCATGGATGCCGGTGCGATCGCGGCCGCTAACTTACCGATCTGCCCGGCGACATCGGAGTTGACCTTCAGGCCTGCGACTTCCTCACGCTGTTCGTTGACGACTTCCCAGATCTTCTGCCGTCCCGCGTGGGCCGCGCTCGCCACCTTGCCGATCTCTTCACTCATCACCTTGTGCTGCCTCTCGATCTTCCCTGTCAGCGCGGTGTTTTGAGTCGTGATTGCCGACATCGTTTCCCGGAACATGCTCTTCATCTCAGCCGCACTCCCGTTGACCATGCCCTTCATCTCCGCGATGTTTCCGGCGATGTTCGCTTCCAGGCGCTCGAACTCCCGCCGCGTCACGAACTCATCCTTCATCCGCATTTCAAACGGCTGTGGTAGGTTCACGTGGATTTCCTTCCTGACCTCTTCCTTGATCTTGTCCCGCTTCACCAGCGTCAGCACAAAACCACCCACCCCTGCCAGGAATGTCCCCAAAGCACCAAGCGACACCATGTCACTCGCACCCACCGCTGCTTCTGCTAGAATCATCATAAAATGTTTTTGAGTTTCTTGGCCTGCTTGGCCGCTTGCTTGGCCAGATACCTGGAACCCGCGATCATCATCACGCGCACAGCCACTTCATCCCGCAGCTCGGAAGGCTCCCGGCCATCCACGTAATGCAGCAGACCCACCAACTCAGGACCACTCAGTCCCTGAATGAACGTCGTCCGCTCGGAATCACTCTTGCAAGCGATCGCCTCATAATGGTTGCGAGCAAGCTTCATGCCTTCCCGTTGGAGGTTGAGATTCCAAAATGTTTCCGCACCCCAGCAGCCAAAGCCCTGGCCGATGCCGATTGATTCGCCGGATTCCGAAGCCAAGCCTCGCCCGCCGCCGTGTGGATAAACTCCAACTCGAAGAGCACCGCCATCATGTGCGTCTTGCGAAGCACCGCGAAACCAGCCTCCTTGTCCGGATCTCCATCGCTCATGTCCATGCGCCGGCGCTTCGAAGGAAAGCCCTGGCCAAAAGCCCGGAAGAGTTCCGTTGCAAAATCATCCGCACGCGTGTCGCCCAGAGTCGTGAAAACCTCGAACCCATCCCCTTTACCTGGAGGCCCCGAGTTGCAATGGAGCGAGAGGAAGGCATCCGCCTCCCAGTCATTCGCGATCATCGCCCGCTTGCCCAGGTCAACAAAAGTATCATCGCGCCGGGTATAGTTGATCTCAAACTCACCCAGCAGCATCGCACCCAGCAGCATCCCCACCGCAAGAGCCACATCAGACTCGCGCAACCCGTTAGGCCCCACAGCTCCCGAGTCATGTCCCCCATGCCCCGCGTCGATCATCAGTTTAGGTCTGCGTTTCATGCCCGTGGATTCCTTCCCAGATCACAGTTCATCAAAATTTCATTCTGCTCCCGCCGCGTTTCCGCATCCTCCCCGCATCGCCTCCGACGCAAAACCAGCAGGGTCACCAGCACCCCTACTGCTATGCTAAATTGCGTCGTCGGCTCCATCGTTTTGTCCTGGTGTCCCGTTTTCTGTTATAAGTCTTCTCGGTCCTCTCAGTCCTATTGCTTCTGAGGAGCGAACGCGTCGTCCGCATGGATGAACATGTTTGCGTTGTAGCTCGGGACTCCGCCGTTGGTTGGAACTGGGATCACGCCGATGTTGCAGGTCTCAGCTCCAGGCGTCGTCTTCACCACGATCCCGGCAACCGCATTGCCCTGCCAATCCTTACCGACCACTTGGTCGCCGATCTTTGCCTCACGGCCGTTTTGATAATGCATGTTTTTGATTTCTGATAGAATCCCTTAAAATTCAGCGGCACGGGTCATGGGTGTGTCTCCTACGAGTTAACCTGCCCTCACTGGCCGCCTAAAAATCTTCCTCTTCTTCTTTCTGATCACTGCTCACTGCCCACTCGGCACTTCTGCCTCACTTCTCCCTCACCACCCGCGCCTCAACCACCAGCCCGCCCTTCGAGGAATAACTCACCCTCGAATCCGGCGTCTCTACCCCCACCCGAATCGGCACCGCACGCAGCGCATCCATCTGCGCCGGAGAGCACGAGGGCAGCACTCCTACCAGTGCCGCCGTCGCTATCAATCCAACCCAAACGGGAAACCCGCTTGCCTTATTACCTAACTCACCAGCCCCCAGGCCGATGAGAGATCCGATCCAGCCCAGGGCCAGCCGGGCCAAGCCCGCCGCCACTGCGCCGATGATAATGATGAGAGGATCAATCAGGTCCGCCCCGGCTTTGTCCACCGCCGCCACCTGATCAGGCGCGATGATTTGCCAGGATAAAAACAACCCGCCAAGCCCGGCGAGAAATGTCAGAAAATGACGAATTTGTGATGCGATGTTCATGGCTAGCAGTATGTGTGTTTTCTTCTCTGATCACTGATCACTGCTCACTCGGCACTGACCACTGCCCACACCTAACCACACCTCCCGCGCATCGCCCCACACCTCCCACACCTCAAACACTTTACTTCGTCCCGCCCAAAAATTCAGCGGCTAGGCCACTCATTCTTTCAGTGTTTCAGCATCTCAGCGTTTCAGCTTTTACCTGAAAACTCCTAGAGCGCATCGCGTTCCGCCTTGTATCTCAACACAGACTCCGAATCAAGCCGCAGTGCCGCGTTGGATTTCTTACCATCTTTGCGCTTGAGCACCCGCGCACCCGGCTTGCGGCCTGCGATCAACCCCAGCCGGTAGAGATCAGTGACCGTCCACGGCTCCACTCCTAACACCTTGGCCGTTTGCTTCACGCTCATCTCACTCAGCGGCTTTCTCGCCACAAGTTCCATCCGCCCGTCACCGCATGGAACCAGCTCAGACTTCCAAATAAGAGTCAGTTGCTCAGACCGTGCATGAGTCGTGCTGGAGGCTTGCATGACACTAGGGTATCACCCCATGGGCAAAATAAGTCCCATAGGCCCTCTCCGTCGATGAGTTCATCCCCACAACCACATCACCGCACGCCAAACCGCCACAGCAGCCAAGATCAGAACAGCCATAATCACCATCCCAAAGATTTTGGAGTCAGAATACATCGCATTATTGCAGGTCTTCAATTTGTTTCTCTACATCAGCAAGCTCAGCATTAGCTGATCTCAAGTCTTCGACTGCTAACGCAATCTCACCTTGGGTCTGAGCCATCTCAACTGCCAACCTGGCAGATTTCACAGTCCTCTTTGCCTCTGGCAGTGTGCAAACCATCAAAAAGCGTAATTTTTCATCCTTTCCTGCATTCTCTGCTATCTCTTGAATCGCCTCCTGTCGTATCAACGACTCCGTGCCTTTTTCTTTGCACCCGCCACAGAAAAGCAGCATTGCTATCAGCATCCATTTTATGAGGCTTTTTATTTTTCCTGATTCCATGGTCCTTGGATCACTTTAGATTTCAAGCTCTCCGCTTCTTTCCCTCTTCGCAAACCGTGGCCAGTGTTGCCTTCTTGGGCCGTCCTCCTTTGGCGTCGCCTAACCGGGGCGGCGCCGCTCGATAAGCCGCTGGAAGGTTCACGCCGTTTCGTGCCAGTTCCTTAAGAACCGCATCCCGGATGAATGATGCCCTATCGCTAAATCCAAAGCCTGGGTAAGCAGCGTCGATTTCGTCAACAAACCGCTCATCCATCAAAAGTAGAATCTGTCGTGTGGAAGGCATTTGTTGGCTTTTAAGGTTTTTTTGCGGTCCCGGCTATTTTTTTATTGCCAATATATACCCGGTATATATTGTGTTTCCCATGCCCGCCGCAAAAAGCAAGCCTCACCCAACCCTCAAGAAGGCCGTTCTCGTGGTCTTTCCCGCAGACGTGGTGGCCGCGTTGGATGCTATCGCGAAACGCGAAGACACCGACCGATCCAAGTTCATCCGCAAAGCCGTCCGCAACGCCATCCGAGGAATTTGAACCAATGTCCACTCACGCTGAACTCTACCTAGCTACCCGCGCAGCACTTCAAGCCGCTCAGCAAGCATACCGCCTTGCGCGACTAAACCTCCGCAAATGCGACCCCCATCAATTCCACCTAATGACAGTTGGTGAAACCGCCGCAAAAAATTTCCGGTCTCCATCCAGTCGCAGTGCTGCGTTGATTTCCCGCCGCGCCGCCATTGAGAAAACTGTGACTCTCAATTGGTCTCTAAAAGATCCCTTAGACCATGAAGCCAATTGGGAAGAGTGCTGTCGGATTGGAGACATTTTGCGCACCGCTGGCTTGTTTGCTCAGGGGTCAAGCGTTGCTCCAACCGTCCGCAATTGCGCCATAAGAAACGGCCTTATGAAGGAACGGGTGTATGCCTCAAGCGTATCCACCAACCCCAACCCCGCCTAACACCTACCATGCCAGACCCCCACGATAGCGATGACGACGACAAGCTGGCCGAGGCCATCGCCGACGCATGGGTCGAGCGCGCCGCCCACGATTCAAACCTTCGTCGCATCGCCCTCATCGCCGCCGGAAAACGGCAGTGGCCTGCCGACATGACCACCAGCGAGCTAGCCCGTCACCTCGGCACCAGTCGCCGCACAATCAGCCGCATCGAATCAGACGTCATCAAGCGTCTCCGCCTCGATCCCAAGACCCTCCGCATCCTCCGCGAAATCCACCCCACCAACCCGCCAACACCATGAGCCCCATCATCTTCACCCTCACGATCCTCGCGCCCCGCGTTGAGAACCTCACCGACTACGCCGCCGGTCTCCTCGTCATCCAGCGCAACCGCATCCCCCAAAACATCTGGATCCACCCCCAAGATCACGCCGCCCTTCTCCCTCTGATCACTGCTAACTGATCACTCGCCACCTCTTCCATCTCCACACCTACCATGACAACCAACCCCACCATCACCACCCGTCGCACCCTCATCGCAGCCCGCGCTCACAAACTCGGCCTCGGCTCGCTCTCCCTCATGTGCCTGCTCCACGAGCACGGCTCAGTCAAAATGGCCTTCGCCGCCCGCGAATGCTCCGTCTCATCCTCCAACCTAACAGGCCTTGCAGACACCCTGCACAGCCTCGGGTTTGCCATCAGCGAAAAGGAACCCCTCGACCGTCGCCAGGTCACGCTCTCACTCACCCCCCTCGGTTGCCTCGCCATCGAAGCCATCCTCGAAGGCCGCGCCGACAATCCACAATTCAACGCCCGCAAATCCCTCGGCCTAAGACTCACCCGCTAACATTTCAGCATCTCAGCATTTCAGCATCTCAGCATTTACCACCATGAACTCCATCCAACGCCGCGCTCACCTAGGCCTCGCCATTGAAGGCCCATTCTCCCGCAACCGTCGCACCGGCCTCATCCGCCGCATTGATGGCTGGCAGCTCCTCGCAGTCCTCACCCTCTCAGCAGTCGTCACCATCCTGATCCTCGCCGTCTGCATCTAACGCCGACCTTCAGACCTTTTCCCATGCTCTACCTCATCGACATCACCTGGAACCGCCGCACCCCTGAAACCGACCGCCCTAAAACCGGAGTCGAAACCGTAGCCATGGCAGGCCGCTCGTTTACCGTCGCCAAAGGCAAGGCCGTTAGAAAATTCAACCTTCATTTCGGAATGCATCTCGCAATCCAGAAGGTCACCGAAAAACAAGACCCCGCCCAGATCCACCAAGACGGATACAAGCGCATCGACTGCGGATCCGGTCAGCACTTCGGCATCTGCCGCAAATGCGGCAAAGGCCACGGCACCGTCCTCATGGAGCGCGGCGTCTTCTCCAAAGGAATTCCAGCATAAGCCCATAAGTCCTATCAGTCCTCTAAGTCCTATCTCTTTATGTCCACCGAATCCCCACTCACCAAACGCGCCCGCGAACTCAGCCAAGGTAAACACAACCCATCCGCTGAAGTCATCACCAAAGCCGAGTTCGCCGCCATGGTCCAAGACCTGCCGTCCCACAAAAACCGCCCCATCCCGCTCTCAACCGTCGAGATCGTCACCGACGCCCAGGTGGACGCCGCCGAACTCCAAGGCCTGGCAGAAGCCATCACCCGCAGTCGCGAGATCATCGGCAAGCACGAGCAATCCTGCCACGAGACCACCCTCGAACACTACCTCGAAGCAGGCCAGAAGCTTGCCCGCGCACAGGAGATTTTCACGCTCTCCACTCAAGACAAGATGGCCACAGCACGGCAGGGCAAGGCTCTGTTGTCCACGGTGGACAACAGAGACCAACCAGCCCCCCAAGACTCCCCCGAAGTCCTCGCCAACCGAGGATTCTCCGCCTGGCTCGCAGCTGCTCTCCCCGACCTCAAGCGCCCCACGGCCATCCGCTACGCCACAGCCTACCGCTCCCTGGAACTCCCTTTAGATGCCAAGCCCACCGAGATCCGAGCCAAGATCAAAACCCTTCGTCACGAGGCAACCAAGGCAAACCTCCCCATGCCCACCCTCGCCAGCGTCCTCAAAGCAGCACCCAAGCCACAGCCCCCAACGGAATCTCTAGTCGTCCTCGTTCCCAAGTCTTCCAAACAGCTCAAGCTCGAAGACGCCCGCGAGATCTTCGACGGCTGGATGCAGACCTTCGACAAGGCCCTCAAGCGCGGCCAGCTCGACCACCTCGACCGCAAAGGCCTCATGAATCTCAACGACTTCGTCGCCACCGTCCGCGACCGCATCAACGCCAGACTCAAGTAACAGCCATGGAAACCATCATCGGAAAAAGATTCAAGGCTGTGATCAATGGCAAAAAGTGCCTCAACGGCAAGCCCTATGGTTGCACCGTGTCAGGACAAATCCAGAGCGGCGATGGCACTGAAGATATCTACGAAGCCGTCGCTCAAATTGCCGAATCCCTTCGCTCAGAAAACCGCGAGATGGAGTATCCACACAGCATCCGAATCACCATCGAGTAAACTCTTCCCTCTGATTTCAGCTTTTCAGCCTTTCAGCTTTTCAGTTTTACCAAAATGCAACTCACCCTCATCGACTACACCTCCCCCGAGTGGGAAAACCTATCGGCACCATTGCGCATCGAGATCCAAGATTGGCTCGAAGCTCTATACCCGCCCAAACAGTCAGGCGTCACCGCTTGGCTAACCGAAGTCGGTGAGTCCATGGGGAAAAGCTACGCCACGGCCCGCCGCAATTACGACCTGCTGCTTGACTCTAACTGGAATTGGAAAGTGCTCTTGGATTTGCGCAAAACCGCCAAGGACTCAGTCATCCTCGACGGCACCGGCTCCCAAGTCTTCCGCGCCTACCTCGTCACCCTCGTCGGTCAATACAAACGCAAAAACGCAGCCGCGTTCCGGCACCTCCGCCAAGACATCTGGCGCAAGCGCGAGGAAGTCATCCCAGGCTACGAAGGTTTTCCCGGCTGGCCTAAAATTCCCATGGGCTGGACCGATCGCAATCTGGCTCGCATCGTCAAAGCCGAAACCAATCGCGCCCGTTTCGCCTCGCTCCGGATCGGAACATCCAGCAAAACCAACAGCTACCTGCCCACCGTCCACCTCACCCGCGTCGGACTCCAACACGGCCAAGTCATCCAGGTGGACGACGTTCGCCATGACAACTGGGTCACCCTTGGCAAGTCCGGCAAATACGTCCGCGTCAACGAACTCGGCGCACTCGACCTTCTATCCGGCAACCGTTTCCAGTGGGGATGCAAACCCCGCCGCCGTCGCTCGGATAAAACCTACGAGGACATCAATGGCAGCGACATGCGCCTCTTCACCGCAGGCCTCTTCCATCGCTGGGGTTACTCTCCTCACGGCTGCATGATCATGAGCGAGCTCAACACCGCCAAGGTGGACGAGCGCATCGCCAAGATCCTCTATGACGTAAGCGGAGGACTCATCCGCGTCGAGTATCAGCCTATCGAGGGGAAACAAGCCGCACTAACAGGATTTTGGAACGGCACCGAGGGTGGGAACTTCCGCGCCAAGGCCTGCTTGGAATCCCTTCACAATCTCATCCACAACGACCTCGCCGCGCTCACCATGCAGACCGGCTCTCCCTCATCTGGCATCAAAGGCCCCGTCACCACGGACCGCATGATCGCCTACGCCGCTTCCATCATGCGCCAAGTCCTCAAAAAATGCCCGGATCGTGCCCACCTCCTGCGGCTTCCAGGCATCGACTATCACACCCAGTTCATTCCGTTCCTCATGGACTACTACCACCACGGCCTTGCCATGCGCACAGACCACAACATGGAAGGATGGGAGCGACTCAACTATGTGGTCACCGAATACACCGCCCTCCCAGGATCAGACCATTGGCTCAGCCAGGCGGAATTTCTTCAGCTTCCGCAAGAGTCACAACTCATCATTGGAAACGCCGTTAAAAAAGACCCCCAGAACTGGTCAAAACGTCGCAACCTCTCACCCCTCGAAGTCTGGAACCAGCGCCCCAAGTTTCTCCCCATCCCGCCCGTGACCATCTGCGACATCATCGGCGAGGACATGGCCCGCGAAGTGACCGTTAGAAAAGGCTTTGCGGAATTTGAAGATCAGGAAATCTCGCCAGACGCCCTCATCTACACCGCACGCTTTGCCTCCGGCCCTAACCGTGGGCGCGAAATCCCCCACGGCGAGAAAATCAAACTCTTCGCCAATCCATTTGAAGACGGCAGCGCATTCGTCATGGACGCACGCGGCCATTACCTCGGACAGCTTCTTCTCTACAAAAGATTTTCTGCCGTCAACGCCGCTGCCTTCCACACCGACGCCCCCTTCGAAGAGCGCCCATCCCTCAAGAGCGAAGAGTTCATCCGCGCCACCGGCGAGAAGCGTGAACGCATCGCCACCATGCTCGAACCGGATCGCATCAATCACCGCGAAGAAGTCCAAGCCGCCAAAGACCTCCGCGAACACAACCGCAAGCTCATCAACGGCGACCCCATCACCCCCGAAGAGATCCACGACTCCCACGTTGCAGCAGGCCATCAAGCCCACCGCACCGCCGCCGCAAACCGCCTGCAAGCCCACGGCAACCCCTTCGATTCCGCGCCCTATCAGCCCGACGAGGAAATCCGTTCCGCCTGGGACGAACTCCCCGATGACTCTCCTCTCCCTGACGCATTCTAACCAAACAATCCAACCAATCAACCACCATGCTACCCACACCATCCACCCAACCAGAAACCGACTCCCAACGCTCCACCGGCAGCTACGGGATTGCCTCACACAATTTTGAGACCACCCTCGCAACCTATCCCGAGTCCGCGCATGAAATCCTCCGTTACTGGTTCTTCCTGGGCAAAGATCGCGATTGGTCTCTTGCCAAACTTCAAGAAGCCACTGGCGTCAGCACCACCACCCTCTCCCGCGTCTTCCGTGGCGTCTATGGTGCCGAAATCGAAAGCGTGATCGCCACCCTCGAACGCGCCCGCCTCACCTACGCCGAGAGCGTTGACAATCCCGATTTCATCGAGACCAGCCTCGCCCGCCGCCTCTTCGCTACCTTCGATAAAACCCGCGCCCTCGGCAACGTCTCCATCGTCTGGGGCAAGATGGGCATCGGCAAAACCGCCGTCGCCACCGAATACCAGCGCCTCAACAATCACGGCAAAACTCTCCTCGTCCGATTCCCCGCCGGTGCCACATTCGCCTTCTTCGTCGCCCACGTCGCCAAAGCCTGCGGCGTCGCCACCCGCTCCCAAAGCCAGCTCCAACAACGCCAGAAAATCTATCAAGTCCTCTCCGCTGGCAAGCGCCTCCTGATCGTCGATGAACTTCACCAGGCATTCCTAACAACCCGCAGCGACACCGCCGTCAAGTGCTGCGAGTTCCTCCGCGAGATAATAGACGTTTCCAACTGCGGCCTCGTCCTCATGGGAACCAAGCTTCTCCAAGAGTCAGTCTTTTCAGGCCCCCACAAAGATGCCCTCGCCCAACTCGTGGACCGTGGAACCGTCCAGATCCCACTCCCTGACAAAGCCACCAAGAGCGATGTCAAAGCATTCCTTGCAAACTACGGCCTTCAGTTCCCGCACCCGGAAGATCCCGCCGCGCCCATCCTTAACGACATCCTCGTCAGCCACGGCCTGCGCAAACTCACCATGCACCTCCGCGACGGTGCCGCCTTCGCACGCAAGCGGCAAGAGCCCTACGACTGGTCACACTTCCTAGCCGCCTTCCAAGCCATCCAATCCCTCAGCAAATAACTCAACCTGTCACCTCAACCAACCATGTCCTACCTCGCTCCCTGCCTCGCCGATCACCCGATCTATCAAAAACGATCCACCGCAATCCAAGACACCTGGCACATCCATCGCGGCACCGTCGCTCTCTACATCGTCGGCCCCGGACCCACCGCCATGCACCGCGCCTCTGACTCCTACTATTTCGGAAAAATCGGCACCGACGAAGAATGGCAGATCGCCCGTCGCGCCCTCGGCATCCTCCGCCGCACCGCCACCGAAGACGCAGGCCCCGAAGAAATCAAAGCCGCCCTGGAAAAAGCCGCCGACCAAATTGCCAACGGCATCACCGACATCCGCGAAGACTCAGCCGAGCCATCGGATCCACAGCCTAACATCAAGCCGCAAGCCATCGCCACCCAGGAAGACGCCCGCCGCGTCCTCGCCGCCGTCGAGTTCGTCACCGGCATCCCTGCGCGTGACATGCACCTTCCCACCCGGAACGTTACCCAGTCCGAAAAAGCCCCCCGCGTCCGCGCAAAATCCCACGCCTGCCTAGCCCTCATGCACTTATTTCCAGGTAGCCGATACAACGACCTCGATGACCTGCTCGGTTTCGTCCGCGACACCACCAACCGCAGCCTGGTCCGCCACCGTGAATCCTACATCCGCGAGGCTAAATACGCCGCCAACCACGCCACCATTTTGGCCAAACTCTCCCCCGCATGAGCACCCTCACACCCATCGCCCGCGAGACCCTCGGCCTCGCCGTCCTTAGAGACATCCGCGTCGGTCAATCCAGCGCCGATTGGATTGCCCGCCGCGTAAAAATCAACGCCACCACCGCCACCGAAATCCTAACCGATCTCGTCGCCGCCGGACACGCCGAAACCGACACCATCTCCGACACCATCTCCGACACCATCTCCGACACCATCTCCGACACCATCACCGTCTATAAAATCACCACTCAAGGCCTTACCGTCATTTCCTAACATGCCCACCCCCGACCTACAAACTCCCCGCCTTGTCAGCGCACCTCGCGAGCAATATCTTCGGAAGGAAGAGACCCGCATCCGCAGCGCCGCCATCGCCATGCTCGCAGCAGGCCCGTCCCCCGACATCCGCTCCGCTTTCGATGCCGTCCTCCATGCCGAGGATCTCTACGACATCCACGATGTCACCGCCACCTTCTACGGCCAGCGCGGACAATCCTCAAAAAACATCACCCACACCCGCTACGCCACCCAAGCCATGCAGCTCAAACTCCGGTCATTAGACCAGCTCTCTTTCCTAGTTCTTTGAACCAAAACACACACACCACAATGTCCAAAAAAAGCACATCCCACGAAGCCGCCCAACGCAAAGTCTGGCAGTCCGAACTCCACCTCCTCGCCAAGAACGAAAAAGCCGTCGTCCGAGATTTCAAACAGGCCCGCGCCCCACTGGAAAAAGCCGCCAAACTCGCCGCCAAAAAACTCGCTGCGTTCGAGGCCCGCAGCAATCGCCAACTCCCTCGCACCCTCAAGGCCATCGAGCGCCGGCGCGGCATCCTCAACGGCAAACTCGGCCTCTAATCCATCAGTCCCATCAGTCCTCTAACTCCTATCCAAATGACTCCCCAACAAATCGCCGCCGATGTTGACCGCCTCATCGTCATCAAGGCTCAAATCGCAACCCTAACCCTCGAAGCAAAAGCCATCGAATCCCGGCTCGAAAACGCAGCCCTCCACGGCGAACAAATCCCGCTCCAGGACACGCAGCGCGAAGGCAAACAATTCATCGCCCGGGGCACCTCATTCTCCGTCCCCGTCCGCTTCGAAGCAGACAACCTCATCAGCACCTTCAAGCACGACTCCGAGCTTCACCGCTACCTCAAAACCATGCTCGGAGACGCCTTCTCCAAGTTTTTCAAAGAGGTTCACGCCTACGAGCGAAAACACAAAGACGACGCCAACAAATTCCGCAAATTCTGCCGTAAGGAATTGGAGCCAGACGCCTACGCCACATTGATCAAAGCGCTCCTCTCCAAAGACAAAGACGGTATCCCAAAAAGCAAGACCGTTATTGCCCTCGCCGACGCCAAACCCCTCACTCAAATCGCCACCTCTTAACCCCTTTAGGACCGGCACCGGAGCGGCCTAGTCCCCCGCACCTCATGTCCCCGGTGCCCCTTCCCCGATCCCGTCCCCGCCTGACAGCCCTCACTAACCAACCTACCTACCATCATGACCACCGCCCTAATCCTCCGCGACCCCAAAACCCCAAAAATCCGCGTCCTCGAAGTCGATGGCCCTAACCCGGCCGTCGATCCGATCATCAACTATTCCCCCCGGATGAACCTGCCACTGTTGTCATTCGAAGAGTGGCTCGCCCTGCCAGATCACGACAAAAACCCTCGCTATGAGAACCCCTCGGTTCAGGACTTCAGCAGCGCTCGCAGAGTCGCTGCGCTCATTACAGCGAACCTGCCTTACAGCCGCATTAAAATCGAAATCCTCGCTCGCTTGGAACTCCTTTTTCCATATTGCACCGAGGATTACATCTTGGACCTAAAACTGACCCTCGCCCGCAACGAAATATGAATCCAATCCACCAAGGCACCATGAGCGAAACCCGCGTCTGGGCACGGCAAATCGTCGATACCATCATCGCCGAAAAAGTCCACGGACCCGTAGGTTGCCTCGCCCGCGAAGACGTTCTCGAACTTCGAAAAATTCTCCGCCAAACCGTCCCCATCATCGGCCTCTCCAGGTGGCAAATCAAAATGCTCCGCGAAGAGTTCCGCGCCGCCCTGGGCCACCCGTATCCGAGACGCCCAAAAATGCGCCGGCGCACCCAACTCCAGGAGCGAGACATCCTCCCCTCCATGCGACCCTGCCCACGCAAAAACGGACTGCTCAACGTCGAGCGCATCCGCGGCGACGCAGATGCTGGAAAACAAACAGAGAGCTTGTCGCCGTCGGATGACGCGACTTGTTCGATGGCCGAATTACCAACCGACTCCGACTCATGAGCAAAGGGAAAAAACGCTGCTACGTCTGCGGGTGCGCACTCACCAACCAGAACCGAAACTCCATCCGCCGAAAACACGCTGGACTTTTCTACGACTGGATATGGGTGGATTGCTGCCACTCATGCAAAGCCAAGGAGCACAAGAAGCCGTGAAACTCAGTCCATCGAACGCATAAATCCTCGCACCATGACCGACACCGCCACTCCGCCACGCATGGCCCGCTGTAACCAAAAACCCGCTCCGAACTCGGAGCGGGTGATGGTTGCGAGCGATGCCTTGTTGAGTGTCTTTTTGTTAGCGGCTCCGATCCAGCTCAACGCCAAGCATGTTGAGCGTGGCGGCTGGCGGGACAACGCCCTGCCAAAACTTCTCGACGCTTCGCGGCCCTTGATAGCCGCAATGGGCCGCAAAGTCCGCCCGGCTCCAGCCGAGCTTCTGGAGTGCGGCTGTGAGTCCGGGGCCGTAGTCCATGACCTCCCCGCCATCACTGAGGATGACGGGAATGCCGCAGGACGACTGTGGGTGATTGCATGTCGTCCTCATGGGTCAGCGGATGGTTACGTTGCAGCGGCAGACCACTTGGCCGATGCCGGAGTTAAAGATTGCGATTGCGCCAGCCTCTTCAGCGGCCTTGCGGCTGTAAAAGTGGTCATTGGCGGCACGCTCATTGAGCTTGGCGAGCTTGGCTTCGCATTCCGGGCGATGGATCTCGTCAACATGGTTGGCGGCGAAATCGACAAGGGTGAAGTGGCGGCGGTATCCTTTAGGCGAGTGCATGGTATTTGTTGGTTTGGTGTTGGTAGTCGCGTCGTGCAACTGAGGACACTCTACACCGCAGCAGTGTATCCGCAAGAAAAATCTACACTTTTTTTGTGTAGCCCGAAAACACGCTCTTTTTCTCCACTCAACGCTAGCCTATCCCACGGGGAGGGCGAAAAAATATCATGAATACAAAACCGACTCCGCCGCCCTCCCCGTTGGGATCAGGCACTTGTTCTGTGTCTTTGGATCTCCGACTCGGGGACTGCATGGAACACATGGCAACCTTCCCCGACGGCTACTTCGACCTCGCAATCGTTGATCCTCCCTACGGCCTCGGCGACAAGCTGACCAACGGTGGAACATGGGCGGCGAAATACTCCAACGATGACAGCAAGTGGGACGTGAAACCGCCGCCTGAATACTTCGCGGAACTCCAGCGGGTGGCAAAAAACTGGATCGTGTGGGGCGCGAACTACTTCTGCGACATGCTGCCGCCGACTCGCCAAGTGATCGTGTGGCACAAGCCAAGCATGGATGGAATGCACACGATGAGCAACTGCGAGGTGGCCTTCACCAGCTTCGACCGCAACTCGAAAAAAGTCAGTATCCCGCACCCAGGCGACGAGAGAATCCACATGTTTCAAAAGCCGGTGGCACTCTACAACTGGCTTCTCGGGAACTTCGCGGAACCCGGCCAGCGCGTGCTGGATACGCACATGGGAAGCGGAAGCATCGCCATCGCCTGCCACTTCTCGGGGTATCCGCTGGTGGCCATGGAAGCGTGTCCGAAACACTACGCGGCGGCAATGGAGCGAGTCGAACGGGAAACGCGACAACTCACGCTTTTCTCTTCACAGAACAGTTAATTATGCCCACCTCCGGCCTCAGTCACTACCCCTGCAAATTCTGCAAAGGCTGGCACTTGGGCAACAACCCCAAAAAAATCCAACTCCGCCTCGACCAACTCTTCACCGACCGCCCCACCAAACCATGAAAACGACCCACAAGAAAGCCACCAGCAAGCCCGTTGCAACCAAGCCACGCGGCAACCTGACCCCTAAGCAAAAGCAAATCCTCGTCATGCTCGCAAGCGAGGGTTTCAAGCTGCAGAATCCCGAAATCAGTTTTGATGATTGGCGGCACGAGCAAGTCATGGACGCCGTCCAAAAAACCGGCCTTACCGCCTGCAACCAGGAGCACTATTCCGACCTCATGGGCCACTTCCTCACCGCCGCCGGACGCGATGCAGAAGCCCTCGCCTGGTTCATGAAAAACGGAAAAAATCCCGAGCGCCAACTGGCCTGGAAAATCTCAAAAGTCCTGGCAGATCACACCTTCCTCGCGCACTCCACCATCGAGCAAATTACCGCCGCCACAGCTCCCCGCTCACTTCGCCGTCGCCTGGCGAAACGCGAGGCCCTGCAAGACCACGCAGACGGCCCCATCACCTACGATTACCTGGTGTCAATCGTCCGCGACAAAACCCGCCGCCCAAGTCTGACCCTCACCTCGGATCTTGCCACCTCACTTGCCGACCGTTGCAACATCGTAGAGCTTTATCAGATCCTCTACACGCTCAACAACCGCATCGCAGATCGAGAAGGCACAGGCCTCATCGAAGATCGCAACAAATCCCAAAATTCCGCCGCCGCCAAGGCCCGCCGTTCCCCCCACACCCTTGCCCAACGGTTTTAAAGCACCTCTTTGAATCGCACCTGCCGGAGCCTTGCGAAATCCTTGCAAGGCTCCTTTTTTTCTCAAATGCGTGTCCATTCTGCCTTTTTGGTGCCATTTTTCTCAACTGCCGCCTTGGCCACGCACTGCGCCGCAGATCTTTGATTTTCGGTCATTTTCGGGCTACCATGGGCTTTTTCGGGCTTTCTCAAATCCTCTGTCCTTTTGCTCCGCCACTTGCGGTTCTCCGCTTCAAGG